AACTGGTACTGTCACCATGACTGATTTAGAGTATGCGCAAAATGCTGGTCCTGAACAAATTGTTGATTTGTTAGCCGAAAAAATGAAAGTTCTTGAAGCTTCATTATCTAACCAAATCGGAACCTCAATTTATGCTGATGGAACTGGTTCTGGTGGTAAAGAAGTCGGTGGTTTGAAACTTTTAGTTTCTGACGCTCCAACTACTGGAACTGTAGGACAAATTAACCGCGCAAATTATTCTTTCTGGCAAAATAAATTATATGATTTCTCAGTTGAATCAGTAACGCCTTCTGCCACTACTATTCTTGCCGCTTTTAACCAATTATATCTAAGATGTCAAGCTCAAATGGGTAAACTTCCTGATATGATTGCCGCCGATAGCGTATATTTTAGTTATTTTGAAACCGCAACTCAAACTATTCAAAGAATTTCTTCTGATAAAATTGGCGCGATGGGTTTTGACAATTTAAAATATAAGTCAAGCGATGTATTCTTTGATCCAGAATGCCCTGCTGAACACGCATATTTTATAAATACAAATAACATTTTTCTGAAATATTTAGGGGAATCATTGTTTACAAAAGGAGAGGCAACTCGCCCGTATAATCAAGCAGCTTATGTCGTTCCTATGACTTTCTTCGGAAACATGACTATTGATAATGCAAGAGTTCACGGCGTAATGCACGCTTAATTAATAACAATTTATAAATAAAAAATATGTCTACTTTTTCTCCTGTCGATGGTAAAGTGATTCCACAAGCCATTGCCGATACTTCAACAGTTCAACTCTTGCCATTAGGTACTAGAGTTAAAGCTGTTGATATTGCCTCTACTGCTTACGGTGAAGGCGAATTTATCTATTTAAAAGGCGTTGCATCTACTGTTGTAGGTTCATGCGTTCTTATTAATCCAGATGATTTTTCAACTTCTTTATTAGCCGCTAATGATATTGGTGATGTTGGTTTTTCAATGTCAATAAATGTTGCTTCTAATTACGGTTGGTATCAAATCTATGGTAAAGCTGTAGGTAAAGTTTTGGCCGCTTTTGCTGACAACGCAAATTGTTACGGAACTGCTACTGCTGGATCTATTGATGATGCGATTGTTGCTGGCGATAGAATCAAGAAGTGCAAAGGTGCTTCTGCAATCGATACGCCTTCAACTGGTTTGGCTGAGCTTGAAATAGCTTATCCATTCGTTGATGATGGTTTAGCTGCTTAATTGTAGTTAAATTATTTTGAGGGGTTTAAAAAACCCCTCTTAATATTAATTTAAAATAAAAAAAATGACAAATTTAGTTCTTAATGTTGAGCCAAACCAATTAGTATCTGATCAAGGTTTAATGATCGCTTTTTTTGATAAACAAAATGAAACCACTAAAAATTATGACCTTTGGGTTCATATCACAATTCCGAACGACCCGGGAACAATAATTATCAGAAAAGCCACTGAAAAAAATATTTATGTTGAAGGCGAAAAAACTTTAGTCCACGAAAAAGATTTATATAAAACTGCTTTTAATAAATATCTTAATTTGAAAAAAAATGGTAAACCAAATCTTCAAACTGAATTAGATAAATTAAGAGCAGAAAATGAAGCATTAAAAGCTTCAGCGCTTTCTGTTGCTGATTTAGAAAATGCAGAAGAAGATAAAAGAACCGCTTCTGAAATTAAAGCCGAACTTGATATTTTAGGCATCGAATATAAAGGAAATGCTTCAAAAGAAGTTTTATTAACCCTACTAAAAAAATAGATGAGCCTTTTAACAATCGCACAATCAATTTTAAAAGAAACCAAGTCTGGAAGCGTTCCAACTTCCATTATTGGCAATACTGAGGATGTTGCAAAACAAATCTTAGAAGTGATGACAGTATCGATTACTGAATTATCGCGCGCTTTTGATTGGCAGGAGCTTCAAAAAGAAAAGACATTTAACACTGTTGCTTCACAAGATGGCTATGATTTGCCAAGTGATTTTGACAGGCTTATTAATAATACTTTTTGGAACACTACCACGCAACACGCAGTAATGCCAGTAACTCCTGAAGAATGGAGAATCCTAAAAAACCAAAATATTACTGGCGGAACTGGTTATGGTTATTCGAGAATAAGAGGAAAACAAATTGTTTTATTTCCAACACCCGCATCAATTGAAGCGCACATTTACGAATATGTAAGTAATTTAGCTGTGTTAAGTTCTACACTAGTTGGGCAGTCGCAATGGTTAGCCGATACAGATGTACCAGCTATTGACGCGCACATTGTTAGACTAGATGCAACTTGGAGATGGCTAAAAAATCAAGGTCGCCCTTATGGTGAAGAAGAAAAAGTTGCTAATAATGCAGTCGCCGAAAGAGCAAGAGCCAACGGTCAAAGAAGAACAATAAAACATTATTATTACGACAATAAAATTAAAGTCGGTTATCCAACTCAAATTGTTCCATAATGGTATTAACTTTAGGTAAATCCTATCCAACACTAGACCAAGAAAGAAACGGGCAGGCTCTTAGAGTAAATGTCCCTTCTCCTTCTGGTGGATTAAACACTAAAGACAGCGAAAGCGCAATGGAACCAACCGATGCCGTAATTATGGAAAATTGGTTTCCTGGTCAGGGTTCTGTAACAACTAGAAAAGGATTTACACAATATGCAACTGGTTTGTCTGGCTATGTTGAAACTTTGATGGAATACAACGCCAATACAGTCAGAAAACTTATTTGTGCTAACGGAAGCACGCTAAATGACATCACAAACCCCGCAAGCATTGTAAGCGTAGGCACTGGATTTACTAACGCAAGATTTCAGTGGGTAAATTTTAACGCTAATTTAATAATGGTAAATGGTGCCGACACGCCCCAAACATTTGATGGTACAACTTTAACCGCAAGTACCATAAGCGGAACTGGATTAACGGTTACCGAATTAAACGGCATAAATCTGCATAAAAATAGAGTCTATGTTTGGAACTCTAACGCTCAAGATGTTTGGTATGGAGCAACCAACGCAATCGGTGGTGTATTTACAAAATTTCAATTATCTAGGGTTGCGCCGTTTGGTGGCAATCTTGTTTCGATGATGACTTGGAATTTAGATGGCGGAAACGGCGTTGATGATTATGCGGTGTTTTTAATGTCAAGTGGTGATGTGCTTCTTTACCAAGGTTCTGATCCTAGCACTTGGGCTTTGCTTGGAACTTACAAAATAGGTCGTCCAATAGCAATAAGAGGAGCTAAAAAAGTTGCTGGTGATATTGTTATTATCACTGACCAAGATTTCGTGTTTTTTAGCGAAGTATTTAAAAATGACGGCTCGGTTACACAAAGAAGTAAATTATCAGGCGCCGCAATTAAGGCGGTTAATGATTATAGTTCAAATTACGGTTGGGAAGTTGCAATGTATCCAAAAGGCGGTTGGCTGTTGATTAATGTGCCAGTGGCAACTAACACAACTTATCACCAATACATTTTAAATACAATTACGGGCGCGGCTTGCAAATTTACAGGAATGAACGCATCAACTTGGGGAATGTATAACAATAATCTTTATTTTGGCGGAAATGGTAAAGTTTATAAAGCCGATGATGGCTACAATGATGATGGCGCAAATATTGTTTGTGACATTCAGGCCGCCTATAATAATTTAGGAAGCCCGCAAGAAAAAATAGTAAATAGCTATCGAAATACTATAAAGCTTGATGGCAGTGCGGTTGTAAATTCTATAGTCAATTTTGATTACGGAAGGGGCGAAACTTCGCAAAATTCGTCTTCTGTTGCAAGTGGTTCTTTTTGGGATGTTGCTCTTTGGGATGTAGCTTTGTGGAGTCCCGAAGGTTTAACAAGAAACGAATTAATTTATGCAAGCGGAACGGGCGTTGACCTCGGAATGAGAATAAAAACAAGCATAAACGGACAGCAACTTAGTTGGTACAGAACCGACTACAGTGTTTCTGTTAGTAATATAATTTAAAAAAAATATATGGGTATTGGTAAAGCATTTAAAAAAGTCGCGGGAATTACTAGTATAGGTAGCAACTTTTTAGGGACTGGTAAAGATATAACTGGAGGAAAAGGAGGCTACGGACTAAGACAAAAAAAGAACCCCGATGGAACTGCTTTTGTACCTACAGAACAAGATATAACAACCGCTAATCTTTTTCAAAGCCTTTCGCCTGAACAAAAAAAAGATTTATTGTTAAACAACCCTAACATTTACACGCCACAGGGTTCACAAACTTATGATCCACTTACTAATAGTGTAAACCTAAATGAAAGCGACTTTACTAAAGCTGAAAGACTAAGACAAGAAGGTTTAGCTGGGCAGTTAAGCGGCTCTTTAAGCGGTGATTTTTCAAATAATGGACAAGCAATTCAAGATGCAACTTTCCAAAGAGGTAAGGCACAAATTGACCCTATTGTAAAGCAACAAAAACGAGATTTAGCTCAACAATTAGCGGACCAAGGAGTTCCTGCGGGAAGTGAGCAATATAACGAGGCAATGAATAGAATGGACGATGCAGTTGCGCGCCAATATACTGATTTAAGCCAAGCTTCTATTCAAACTGGCGAGCAAGTTAGGCAGTCAAGATTCAATGAAATATCTTCTTTGCTCGGAAGGTCTCAAGTAGGGGCTGGCACTTCGTTTGGTGATTATCAACCGAATTACAACGGTATTGATTTAGCTGGTTATGCACAACAACAAAGTTTACAAAGTCAACAATTATCTTTCCAAGCAGGGCAAAACCGAAAAGATAGAAATGCTAACAGAACAAACGCTTTAATTGGCGCGGTTGGATCATTAGGAAGTGCAGGAATTAAAGCTTCCGACATAACTTTAAAAGAAAATATAAGACAAACAGGGGTTTCGCCAAGTGGTATTGTTATTTACGAATTTGATTACAAAGATAAATCACTTGGTCAATATAGATATTCTGGTGTTATGGCTCAAGATTTATTAGAATCGCACCCGTCCGCTGTAATTAAAAACAACGATGGAACTTTAAAAGTAGATTATTCACAAATTGATGTTGACTTCAGGAGGGTTGATTAATGGCAGTAAAAAGAAACACAAAAACAACAGTAAAAAGAAACGCAATGGCTCAAGCTTTAACGGTGCCACCAGTTGCAACAAATGAACAAGGCGTGACAGTTCAAAGAGTTAATCCCGTAGCGGGTACTTCTTATTCTGACGCTACCAATAGATTGCGCTCAGGACAAGAAATTACTGAAAGCGCAATACAAGGTAGAGGCTTTGACCCCCGCGGCGGTATTGGTGTTGCTGTTGCTCAAATTGCAACGGCTGGCATCGGCGCTTGGGCGCAAAATACAGCAAGAAAAGAATTGGCTGAAATAGAAGTTAATCGCCAAAATAAATTAAGTTCATTATTGACTTCAAAAGGTTACACGCCAGAATCCGCAAGCGCTATAGCTTCAATGACTACCCCCGAAAGTGGCTCTAGTATTATTGGAAGCTTTATTAGTCAAGATATGGCTAAAAACGACCCCGCAACACAATTAAGTTTACAAAAAAGTCAAGCGGAAATATCTAAATTAAACGCTGAAACAAATAAAGTTAATAGAGAAGCGGCTGGTGTTGGGTCTCCTGATATTGCAAAAGTATTTGACAACACATCAAAATTGCGCGAAAGTTTAATCAATAATAGTAAGGAATTCCAAGGCATAAAAGCTGGCTTTGAAAAAGTTAAAATATCTGCAAGCGATCCAAGTCCTGCTGGTGATATATCTATGATTTTTGCCTTTATGAAAACGCTTGATCCTAATTCAACAGTCAGAGAAGGCGAAGCGGCAACCGTTGCAAATGCGGGCAGTATCGATTCAAGAACCGCCTCCCTTTATAATAGAACTTTAAGTGGCGAAAAACTTCCGCCAGAAGTTCGTGCGGATTTTGTTGATCGAGCGACAAAGCTTTACAATCAAGCTGCTAAATCGCAAGAAAAAACTAATAATCAATATCGAAAAATTGCCATACGCAACAAATTAAACCCTGAAGATGTGATTGTAGATTTCACTACTACCCTTGAACAACCGCCAGCGCAACTAAGCGGTCAATCAATTGCGCCACAACAAAATGTTTTTAAAGTATTAAATGTGAGGGACAGATAATGCCAATAGCAACAGTGCAATTGCCTAACGGGAAAATAGCTGAATTAGAAGTCCCTCAAGGCGCTACTCCTGAACAAATTGAAAGCTTTGTGATGAGTAGCCCCGAACTCGGTGGACAACAAGCACAAGCCCCTGAGCAACCTATGCAATCGCCCGCAGAATTAGAACAAATTGCTAAAAAACAAGCTTATTTGCAAGAAAATTTACCAATATCTCAGGGTATAGTCGGACTTGAAACTGTTGAAAATGTAAGAAGGGGCATAAATACTGGCTTAGGAAACGCCGCTATTGGTGCTTTTCAAGCCGCTACTGATGTTGGCGAAAAGGCTGCAAGCTTAATAGAAAGGCTATATTTTGGCGATAATCTTAACATGAATACTATTGGCGATAGGTTAGCCAATCAAGTCAAACAAAGAAACGAATTACAAGCGCTACTTCCAACTTCACAAAGAGTAGGCGTTGCGATTGGTGAAGCTTTGCCGTTTTTAACAACTGGCGTTGGGACTGGTGCAAAAGTTGCACAAGTTGCTGGTAAAGTTGCTGGTATAACCGCAGGTGGCGCAGTTGGTGGCTTAGTGCCAAGTGCATTATCTCCGCAAGAACAAGCAGGATTAGAAAATAGAGCTATGCAAACTGTAAAAGGTGGTGCGGTTGGTAGTGCGGTTGGTGCAGGGTTTGGAGTTGCTGGCAAGGCGGTTGGCGCCGTTGGTAAACCCATTTCAAAATTTACTTCTTCATTAATTGACAGGGTAAAATCTGAATTAGGAAACACAGAAGTATCTAAAAAAATTGCTACCGAGCAATTAAAAAGTGGTTTAGCTAAAGAAGGTGTAGATATTTCTCAAGCTTTAAAACAGACAAGTCAAGAAGGTAAAGATTTAGTTGACATTTTAGATCCTAGATTTGCAACTTTAAATCAAGGCTTAAAAAATTTGAATCGACCAGAAACAATAAAAATTGCCGACCAATCTTTAGCTAGAATAAGCGATACAACAAACAAGCTTCAAAATAAAATTGTGAATTTAATTTCTGAAAAGAAAATAAGCCCCGACCAAGCTGGCGAAATTTTAGGTAGAAATTCTCAAAAAATTTTTAATGAAGCTTTGCAAGCTAGAAGAGCAAAAGCAGCGCCATTGTATCGCAAAGGTCTAGAAAGTGGAACAAAGGTTGATTTAAACACAGTATTAAGTCAAAATACTGCGGAAATTAGCGATTTATTAGGAGTTGAGGGTAAAGAATTAACACTTAAAAGTTTATTAAATTCTCCAATAATTAAAAACTCTATTTCTCAAGCAAGAGCCAAATCACTAGAATTTGCAAAATCTCCTGCAGAAGATATTTATGGCAGGATTTATCAAAAAACAAAACCTGTTTATCAATCAAAACAAGTTTTTACTGGAAGAGATAATTTTACAGCGGCGCCAATTTATAAAACTGAAACAACTTTAAAAACTCCATCAATCTATAAAATACCAGACAACGATATAAGAGTTTTACACGCTGTTGACAATATTCTTTATGATAGAATTAATGAAATTGCACAAACTGGAGCAACAAAAGAACAAACAGCTTTAGGAATTATTAGAAAATCAATCGGCAACCTTTTAGACAATTCAAACAATGATTTAGCAAAGGCACGCAGATTGTGGCAAAAAGATACTGAAAATTTAACTTTTGCTAAAAACAGTTTAATTGGTAAATACGCCAAATATTACAAAGAAGGGCGCACTGATGAATTAACAAAAGCCGCAATGAATGTTTTAGACTTGCCAACTAATAAAATTACAAAAGCTAGACAAGCTAATCCGCAAGAATTTAATGAATTATTAAGATCATCAATTGAAAATAGAATTGCATCAATTCAACCATTTGATGAAGGTGTTATAAATCCTAGGGCATTTACAAAAGCATTTTTTTCGGACGGTGGCAAAAATTTAGAAGCTGCGGTAGGCGGAGATAAAGGAATAGTTAAAGGATTTAAAAATTTAGCTGAAAATTTAGATATTAAATTTCAAAGAAATAGAATTACAAAATCTGCAATGGAAAGTCAGGCAAAATCAGTTAGGATTCCCACAGGAAAAACATCAGCTGTTAATAGAGTATTTGAATTTGTTGAAAATAGACTTGTTTCTAGCCCAGAAGTCCAGAGGGAATTTGTAAACGGATTATTTACTTCAGAAGGTCAGCAAATGCTAAAAACTATAGCTAGTAGTGAAAAAAAAGTTCAAGAACAAATAGTCGACAATTTTATTAAAAAAATTATTACAACAAACGCAATAACACAAACAATAAATCAATAAATATATGGCATTTAACGGAACAGGAACATTTTCAAGACTTTACAATTGGGTAGCTGACAAGGTAAACGCAATTCCAGTTACAGCATCAAGAGTTGATGCAGAGCTTGATGGCATGGCAACTGGATTGTCTCAATGTATTACAAAAGATGGACAAACTACCATCACAGCAAATATTCCTTTTAACAGTAATAAAATCACGGGCGTAGGCAACGGAACGGCAAGAACCGATGTTATTAATGTTGGTCAAGTGCAAGATAACCAATTCCAATATTTAGGAACTACTGGGGGAACTGCCGATGCTTACACATTATCACCTTCACCAACAATAACAGCTTACGCAACTACTCAACAAATTACTGCAAAGATAAGCGCTACTAATTTGACAACAACCCCTTATCTACAAGTAAGCGCAATTGCTAGCCCAACAACTACGGCAGTTATTAAAAAATTAAGCGCTACTAAAACTGAAATTGCGGTCGAAGCTAGTGATTTATTAATTAACGGCATTTACCATTTTCAAAGAAATTCTGCCAATGATGCTTGGATAATATTAAATCCTGAGAAAGCTTATTTTAATTTAATAAACGCAACTAAAGCCACCACCACAACTCAAGGCGTTGCTTACCTCAACAATCTAATCAGTGTTGCAAATAATGTTGCATCTCCAAACGATGTCGTAGATTTTGGAGCGGGAACTTTTATAACATCAGCGGGCAATCAGATTTATTTACCCGCAATTACTAAAAAAATTCAATCAAGCGGTGCGTGGACAGCTGGAACGGGACAAAATGGATTAGATTCTGGAGCAAGAACCGCAAGCACATTTTATAGAACTTATGTTATTCAAAATAACTCAAGTTTAGCTTATGATATTTTGTTTAGCACTTCCGCAACTTCACCTACAGTTCCTAGCGGTTATACAAATTTAGGCATCATTAATTATGCCATTATAAGAGTAAATGCTTCTACAAATATTGCAACCGCTATATGGGATGTAAATGAGAAACAACTTGTTTTAGGAGCGGGTCAAGCAATTCAAATATTTAGTGGAGTAGCAACTGGTCCCGGAAACACAGTGGTAATGAATACCACAGAGAAATTAGAATTTAAAATTAGGTTGTCTTTAGCAACCTCAGGTGCTGGGGGTTCTGATATTTCAGTATATGGAAGCGAGCATGATGGCAACGATAGTTATGATGTCGCACAAGCTACTACAAATAATGGATTTACCACATCAATTGGTCCAGTTTCAATTTGGACTTCTGACGGCAAAATTTATTGGAAAAACTTTTCAACGGCAGGTGGGGTTTCAAACCAGACCTGCAAAATAAAATCAATCAAAATTAGGAGTTAATTATTATGTATTTCAAGCAAAAATTAGATGGTAGTTTTACAATTTTTGAATCGGATTTAAATTTTGATATAGATATTGCCACAAAACTTACTGACGAAGAAATAAAAGTTTATTTGCTCCAAAAAGCAAAAGACGAAAAACTTACTAAACTTGAAGCTTTTATTTTAGCAAAAAAAACAGAGCCGTTTACTACGCACAAAGCACCAGAAATTACAGGAATTAATCCTTATACTTTTGGGGCTGATGTTCAATTTACTTGGTTTGTTGATGCAATACCAAATAGCAATTTGACACCCGAAAGCATTTTAAGTAAATGCACATTAGATACGGTTGATTGTATAAACGCAGCTATTAATAATAGCGTTGATTTTGCATCATTAAAAACAAACTACGCTAATTTATTAAAACAAAAAGTTGTTCCCTACAGCACTACTATTACTAAAAATGGTAAAGAACTTGCTGGAGCAATTAATGTTTTTTCGGTTGCCTTGACTCTTGCAAATCATATTCAGCAACGGGAAATTTATAATAACATAATTAAAAAAACAAAGACATTCCAAATCAATGCTTGTAAAAGCGTCGATGAAGTTGAAGCAATTAAATTTGAGGGTTAATGAAATCAGGTTTTGAATTTTTGGACGAACCAATTTACGCACCAAAAAAAGATAAAAAAGATAAAATTGTTCTCAAAAAAGATTTAAGATTTTATATCTATTTTGCTGGTCAAAGACTTCCTGAGCCTTATGTAATTCCTGCAGGTTTTGAATCTAACGGCTTTTCAATTCCGTTTATTTTTAAACCTTTTGTTAGCAACTTTGATGTTGGTGTTGAAAATGCAATTGCGCACGACTTTTTATATTCAGAGCTAAAAACCTTTGACATGTTTCGTAGAGATGCGGACATGGCGTTTTACAGCGGGCTACGCAATAGTAATTTAGAAGTTTGGAAATCTAAACTTTTTTATTGCGCTGTTATTACCGCTGGTGGTAAACATTGGAAAAAGAAGATATGAATGAGATAATGCAAATTATGAAATTGATGGAGCAAGCTCCTAATTTTTCTACAGCAGGAATTGCCTTATTTGGTTATTGTTTATTTCACACAATTAAAAGCAAAGCAAATAATGAAATAAATAAAAAAATGGATGAAAGGTTTAAGCCTCTTGAAGATAAAGTTGGAAATATAGAGAAAAATGTTAATTTTATAATTTCAAATATTTGCCCCAAAAATGGACTTTAAAGATTTTATAAATCAAATCAAAGAATTAGCAGACCCCGCAGTATTTGCTATTATTGCAAAACTTGCTATTGCTTTTTATTTTTTAAAGCTTTTATACAAAGGGTTTAAAGAACTTTTAAAATTAGCTTTTGCAGTTAAGGAAAAAAAAGACAACTTTGAAGAATCACAAGTACAAATTAAAGAAGTTAAAAAAACTTTGAATAAAGTGCAAGAAGCTCTTGATAAAACAGATTTAGCCAATAAAAAAAGAGACGAAGAAACACATAAATTAATTAAACAATCAATGTTAGACTCTGAAAAAAGAATATCAAAAATAGAAGAAAATTTAAGCTTTTTAAACGCTTACAGAGATGTAAAACACGATAAAGATGAGGAAACTGTTGAGGCAAGGCAAACTATGAAACTAGTATTAGAAAAATTAACTTTAATTAATAAATAACATGTTTACAAAAAAAACAGGCGCTGTACTTTACGGTATTTTATATATATTTGCTTTTTATTGCTATTTTATTTTAATAGGAGTTGACATTTTTAGACCCGTAAAACAAGAAACATTTGACTTGTTAGGCAAGTTCTTGTTTTATGCTGGGAGTGGTTTCTTTGCGATTTTAGGCTTAGGAACTGTATCTTTATTTAAAAAATAATGTTTAATTCAATTTTGCCATTAATTCTCAAATCCAAAAACTTTGTAATCGGAGTTATTGGAGTAATTTTGCTTTTGTTTATTATTAGCTTTGTTAATAATTATTTTGAAGTTCAGGATAAAGTTAAAGAGTATGAAAGAATCGAGGCTATTGTTAAAACTCAAAACCAAAACACAAAAGAAAATGTTGAAATTATTAAAAAAAGAAATATTAATAATTCTATTGCTGACCGTGAGCAGTTGCTCGAAAAAATGTTTAGTGAGTAATAATTATTGTGAAAATATACCAGTAATTAATAAAAACCATTTTAAATCAGTAATAAACAATAAAGACATTTTTAATAGTCTTGCTGTAATAAAATCAATAAAAGATTGCGGTTGCTTAGACCCGTCTTTACAAAATCAATGTTTTGAGAGGTTTAAATAATTTATGGGAATTTTAAAAAAAATTAAAGACTTTGTCATAAGTACACAAATTATCACAATTGACGATTTAGAAACTAAAAACTTTAAAAAAGAAGAATGGTTTAAAACCAACACGGGTTTAGATAATACTCCTAAGCTTGGTATTTTAACTTGCTTGATTTATACTTCAAAAAAAATGCAAGCTATAAGAGATGCGATTAACTTGCCAATTGATATTACTAGCGGTTATCGAACACCAGAAG